AATCCCGATACATATGTGCTATACTATAGTCACGGTAAGGGGATCCGAACCGAATATCAATGAAATGGTAGGTAAATGAAATGAAAGTGAATCTTATGAGTGTGAATGGAGATAAAAAACTTTCGCGGAAGGTGCTTGAAAGGAATGCACTTGACATAATGACAATGAGTGATATCGATTTTGAAACAGCTTTAGCATGGGTTGAAAGCGCGTCAAGAGATGAGTTAATTAGATTTCTGATTGATAATAATTGAAAGGTGGTGAACAAAATGAAATTAGTCAAAATGTGGCAACTTTTTGCAAAACCACATGAAGAAATTACAGCTTGCTACGCAAAAATTCTTCGCAATTATCAACCGCTTAAATGTCGGTGTATGGCGGTAAAGTATGACGACAATATTATGCTTTACCATAGTCCAAAAGAATGCGTTTGCGCTGATGATGGCACTGATTACAACGTAAAAAACGTTACAATGATGACGGAAGATGATAACTACTTCATTATTTACGTTGAAGCGAAATAATATAATAGGATTGGGTGGGTGGGAATAACGAAAGGAAGAAAAAAATGATTTATTTTGTAAATGCTCAAAATTCGAAAGAACGGATTGAATACGATGATATTTCAACACGCATTTTTGCGAAAAAAGAATTGCCTGTTGATTTGAATGACATAGCCGCGGAAATTGTCAACGCGAAATGGGATACATTTTACGCAATGACAGATGACAAGCGGTCGGGAATATATAAAGTTGGTGATCCGCAAGATGCGGCATGTAATTTGCTTGTGGCTTTGGTAGACGTAACGTCATTGCATTATGCGGCAATCAATTCAATGGCTCGCGGCTATGTTTCGCGAAAACGACTTGGCATAATCGTTCCGTACAATGGGCGATATGGGATCGGCTATAAATGGTTTACGCCCTGTCGAATATCAACTCAATATAAATTAGTATCTTATCTTGTATTTTGAAATCCTTCTGATGAGCCTTGCGGGAACAAGGCGAAACGCACTGTTAAACAGTGCGTCAAGGAAACCGAAAAAATATAATAAATGGTTTTCTTAGAAAGGCAAAAAACTATGATGAATGAAACTCTCACTGTAATCAACAAGAAAAGCGAAATAATTGATGGTATCAACACAGCAACCGCGTCAATTTACAGTTCGTTTGTCGCTGAAAGCAACAACGATAAGGCGAAATTGTATAACGCGCTTAATTCGCCCGAAGTAAGAATTGCGGATCACATTGGGAAGGAAATTAATGTAAAAGACGTTATAATCGAACCCGTTGAGATTGTCGATGAAAAAACAGGCGAAGTGCGTACAACGCCGCGCGTAACACTGATTGATGTGAGTGGTCATACTTATACCGCAACGTCATATGGAATATATAATTCGCTGAAAAGAATTTTCGGGCTGTACGGATCGCCGACTTGGGAAGATGGCATACCCGTGCGCGTGCGGCAAATAACAAACGGTGCAAACCGAATTTTCACTCTGGATATTGTCATGAGATAATATCCAAAACAGGGAATACAATATATTAAGAAAATGGTTCACGCACTATAACCGATGAATTATAGTGCGTGAAATTTTAAAAAGGAAGTGATATAATGACAAAACAGGATGAGCTGTTGCGAAAAGCTGTAAAAAACTTTAATGCGAAGATAAAGAGGCTTGAAAAGAAGGCCCAACTGTCAGCGGAATATATTCCTATTCCGCAAAAAGTATATGTTTCAAAGATTAAAAGTAGCGGCGGAAACATTGAAAGTATAATTTCGGAATTGCAAGCATTTACAGCAAAGCCGAAAGTCGCTGTTGATACCGAATTAAAGAAAATGGTAAAAGCCTACAACGAAAAAGCAAAAAGGTTTGAAAAGCGGGGTTTTAAAGTCGATAAATTATCATATTCAAAATTGAAAGATAGTCCCGATATTGCAGATACAAAGGCTGTAATAAAAGAATTTATGGAAGGGGGATATAAAACAGTAAAAACGGAAAAGGGCGTTGAATTGCCCGATGCAATATATAGGAAGGCGAAAAAACAGTTAGACATAATAAATGAACGCCGAGCGAAACAACGCGCAAGAGTGGGCGAAATTGAGCGGGGTAACTTGGCGCAAATGGGTCGAATGCGCGATGTTAATTTGTTGCCGAAACAGGATATTGATCAAATCAGTATGCGTGACATGCCGTCATATTTGCGGTCGCTTGATACACAAACTCAGCCGAATTATCTTGAAAGAAAAAATGTGCAATACAGAAATAATTATATTTCAATGCTAAATAATTTATTTGACAGCAACGATCCGAGATTGAGAGAAATAATAAACAAAATACATTCGATTAATATTGACGACTTCATTAATGAAAGTTTGGGTTCTGATTATTTGTTTATTTTGTTTTATCGTGATCCCGTTGAGCGTGAAAATCAAAGGGAAATTATTTACGATAATATCATGAGGTTATAAAATGTATGTTGCCGACTTTGAAACAACAACGAACGCGGATGATTGCCGAGTGTGGGCATGGGGATTATGTGAAATAGGTAATATTTCAAACTTTATTTATGGAAATAATATAATTTCGTTTTTTGAAAAGATGAAAGAATTATCAAAACAGCAGGAAACAATATATTTTCATAACTTAAAATTTGATGGTGAGTTTATAATTTACCATTTATTAAAAAATGGTTGGTGTCATATAACGAATGAGGATAAGCGGCCGAACACGTTTCAGACGCTTATTAGCGACAAAGGAATATTTTATTCAATTACAACATATTTTAAGATTCTAAAAAAGAAAAATCACAAAATAACTTTTTTAGATTCTTTAAAGCTTTTACCGTTTAAGGTAGCGGAAATTGCAAAAGCCTTTAATTTACCAATACAAAAAGAAGAAATTGACTATACGGCGGATCGTGAAATTGGGCACGAATTGACAATTGATGAAATACATTATTTGCGTAATGACTGTCAAATTGTGGCGCAAGCTTTAGAAATATTATTTCATCAAGGTTTGACAAAGAACACAACGGCAAGTAACGCAATGACAAATTACAAAGAAATAATAACGAAAAAATGTTTTTCAAGGTGGTTTCCCGAACCCGATTACGATGCTGATGTTAGACAATGCTATCGCGGCGGCTTTACATATGCAAACCCGCGTTTTACTCATAAAATAGTTGGCAACGGAATTGTATTAGATGTTAACTCTTTATATCCTTCCGTTATGTATTATTGCAATTTACCATATGGAGACCCAATATATTATGATGGTAATTATGAAAAAAATGATTTATATGATTTATATGTTCAAATGATACGATGCAACTTCAAATTAAAGAAAAATTATATTCCAACAATACAGCTAAAAAATAGTACGGCATTTAATCCAACGGAATATATAATTGACAGCAACGGCGAAGACGTTACATTATGTTTAACTTCCGTTGATATGGAATTGTTTCAAGCACATTACAATATTTATAACATAGAATATATTGGTGGTTGGAAATGGAAAAGTTCAAATATAATGTTCCGTTCATATATAGATAAATGGTATGCTGTAAAAGAACAAGCAACGATTGAAGGTAATAAACCATTGCGAACAATCGCAAAATTGATGTTAAATTCCCTTTACGGCAAATTTGGCATGAGTCCAAATGTGCGTTCGAAGATTCCAGTAATTGATCCGCTGAATGACAATGTACGATATTTATTCGGAGAATGGGAACAGCGAAAGCCAATTTATATTCCGATTGCGGCATTTATAACCGCATGGGCAAGATACAAAACAATTTCAAGCGCGCAAAAAGTATTTCACCGTTTTTTATATGCGGATACTGATTCATTGCATTTATTAGGAAATGACATTCCCGAAGAATTGGAAGTTGATGATGTAAAGCTTGGAGCATGGAAACATGAGTCGAGTTTTACAAGAGCTAAATTTTTAAGAGCAAAAACATATATTGAAGAAATTGAAGGTAAACTAAATGTAACATGTGCGGGAATGCCCGCAAATTTGCATTCACAAGTTACTTTTGAAAATTTTACGGATGGTGCAAAATACGGCGGAAAATTGCGGCCCGTACATACAGCGGGCGGAATTGTGCTTGATGAAACAGAATTTACAGTGCGAAAGGGATAAAAAATATGTATTACGAAATAGGAAAAGCGTTGAGTTATAATTGTTTATTTAATTTCATCGTCGGTATGCGCGGTGTAGGTAAAACATATGCTTTTAAACGATGGGCAATACAAGATTTTTTAAAAAATAAAAATGAGTTTATATATATTCGGCGGTATAAAACTGAGATAACAGCGCAAAGGTTAAAATCGTTTTTTGACGATATACAACCAGAGTTCCCGAACGTTGCATTTAAAGTGAAAGGAAATATGTTTTATATCAATGATGAATATGCAGGACAGGCGCAAGCATTATCAACGGGTAAGATCCTAAAATCAATTCCGTTCCCGAATGTAAGCAAAATATGCTTTGACGAATTTATACTTGATAAAGGTGTTTATCATTATTTGCAAGATGAAGTAACAAACTTTTTAGAATTGTATTCAACAATTGCAAGATTGCGAGATATTGTAGTTTTCTTTTTGTCGAATGCGTATACAATTTCTAATCCGTATTTTGATTATTTTAATATTGTTCCGCCGTATGGGAATAAAACTATAAAGCGCATTAATAATGAAATATTGGTGGAAGTAATAAAGAATGAAGAATATACAAATGCGGCAATGAAAACGCGGTTCGGATCAATCATAAACGGCACGGCATACGGTAAATATAATATGGAAAACGATTTTTTGAGGGATAATAAAAATTTCGTTCAAAAGAAAACCCAAAGCGCGAAATATTATTTCACAATATTATATATGAATAATAATTACGGAATATGGGTAGATTATAAAGAAGGTTTAATTTTTGTATCCCGTGATATTGATGAAAGCTGTTTAATAAAATATGCGCTGACAAATTCGGATCTGCAACCTAATATGTTATTAGCGGTTCGGAAATCGATATGCCTCCAAACGTTGCGAAACATGTATAATGTCGGCGCGGTTCGGTATGAATCCGTAAAAATCAAAAATGAGTTTTCGAACGCATTTAAATTAATACGTGCTTGACAAAAATAAACTTATATGTTACAATAATTTTGCGGGGAACATGTTTAAAATAACGTTGCGGGTTCAGAGCGTAACGGGTGAAACCGACTGAACCGCTGAATAGGTCTTACAAACTAACGTTAAACAGTTCCCTTGCAATTATAGTAAAAAGGGGTATTTACATTTATGGAACAATGGATTCAGATTATATCAACATACGGAGTATCGATTGCGGCGATGATTGCACTTGCGGTTTACATTGTCAAAAAAGATAAGGAAAATCAAGCAGTTATTAATGAAATTATGAACGAGCATAAAAGTGAGGTTAACGACCTTAGAAAAACGATTGAAAATAATACACTGATTGTAACAAAACTTTATGAGAGGTTGAGTAATGAAAAGTAGTGAAGATTTTGTAAAATATCTTTTTAAGCGGTTGCCCAAGAATAAACTATTGGCAGGCACTTATTATTGCGGTGTAACCGATAGCGAGATCGGAACGGTCCCCGCCCATTATTTGATGGGTACAACGGGACAAAAAGCGACGCAATGGCGACTTGATTATGCGTATACTAAATATTATCAGTCAAATTACAGTAAAGCCGAGTTCGACAGTAAAACGCAAAAATGGATAACAGACAATGCATATTTGTATGACTGCAACGGCTTGATTGATGCATTTGTTGGACAGGATAACAACGCGGCGGGTAATTATACAAATTGGTGCGGTATCAAAGACGATGAGGCACTTGAGTATATTACCGAAAAGGGCGAGCTTGCGGCAGGTGCTTGCGTTTTTAAACGTAATTCAAGCGGCAGGATCCACCATGTGGGATATGTAGTCGGACAAAACGCAAACGGTGTTCCGCTTATTATTGAGGCAAAAAGTTTTGTAGACGGAATTATTATGTCTACTCTTAATGACGGTTGGAACGAATACGGTATTCCCAACAAAATACTTGTTTTTCCCGAAATTGAGCGAACGCGATTTAGGGTGACAAGCCCGATGCAACGCGGCGAAAAATTTGAGTTGATGCAAAGAGCCCTGTTTGCAAACGGATATGATGTCGGAAAAATTGATGGAAAATGGGGTCCGAAATCACAGGCCGGATTTGATGAAATGCTGTCGGTGAATGGTAAAATGGCAAAAGTAAAAGTACAAATAAACGGTGTAACCGTGCTGAATGGAGAATACTAATATGAAACGTACTAAAGAAGAATTACTTCAATCTTTGAAGAGTTTTATTGGAGAGGATGAAAGCGAAAACGCAATAGCTTTTCTTGAAGATTTTTCCGATTCTTTCGCCGATAATTCGGAAGAATTGGTAGAAGTCACAAACAAATATAATTCACTTAAGAAACGATATAAGGAACGTTTTTTTGGCGAAGGTGATGAAGGTGAAAAGCTTGCGGAAGATGAAGTCGAAGACGAAAAAAAGGAAATTAAAATAAAAGATTTGTTTACGGAGGAATAAACATATGCCTACAAGACCTAAAAACTATGTATTGACTAATGTGTCAAAAGATGTTATCAACGGAATTATAAACGAAGGGTTCTCAACAAACTATAGGAATTATATTCCGTTCACTGCAACGGATGCGGATTCGATCCGCGCAATTGGTAAAATTATTATGGATTCTCCCAATTTGCGCAATGCGTTTGCAACGGATCTGATCAACCGAATTATTCTTGTCACTGTAACAAGTAAAATGTATGATAACCCTTGGGAAAGTCTCAAAAAGGGTGTTTTGTCGTTGGGCGAAACGATTGAAGAAATCTTTGTTAATATTGCAAATGCGGAGCTTTATAATCCGAATATTTCAAGCGAAACGGTTTTTAAGAGACGCATTCCCGATATTCGCGCCGCATTTCACATTGTAAACTATCAAGTGAAGTATCCCGCTACAATTTCAAATGAGGATTTGTCAGCGGCGTTTACAAGCGAAAACGGCCTGTATTCACTTATCGAGAAAATTTATGAATCTCTTGTCAGCGCAAGTAACTATGATGAATTTAATATCATGAAATACCTTATTGCGCTGAATATTGTAAACGGCAATATTAAGGCAATTTCAGTTCCCGCAATTTCGACAGATGCTAATGTTAAATCTGTTGTCACTCAAATTAAGGCAACTTCCAATAAAATGAAGTTTATGACGGCAGATTACAATATCGCGGGTGTAAAAACACATTCACAGCATGTAAACCAAACTGTTATTGTCACCGCCGATTTTGATGCGGCAATGGATGTAAATGTTTTGGCGGCGGCCTTCAATATGGATAAAGCCGAGTTTTTGTCTAAACGCCTTATGGTAGATTCGTTCGGCGATATTGACATAAACCGCCTTGCGCAGTGCGCACCCGAAACATGCGAAAATATTACATATGACGCAAATGGAAACGTATCAAGTGCAACTATTAAAGGTATTACAAATTCCCAGCTTGCGGAGCTTGCGGAGATCCCCGCGGTCATTATCGATGATGAGTTCATCCAGATATATGACCGACTAATTACAATGGAAGATATTAGGAATCCCGATGGGCTGTATACTAATGCATTCCTTCATTGTTGGAAGATTATTAGCGTTTCGCCTTTTGCGCCTGCCGCAACGTTCAGCGACAGTGTGGCGGCGGTTAACAGTGTTACCATTTCGCCCGCAAGCGCAACGGTTGTTCCGAACAGCGAAATACAGTTTAACGCAAAAGTTAGCGGAACAGGATTCTTTAATAAAACTGTTACATGGACGCTTAAGGGTGCGAACTCAAGTAAGACATATGTGGACGTTCGCGGAACGGTATTTATCGGAGCAGACGAAACCGCAACAACACTGACGCTTAATGCTAATTCGAACGAAAATCCTTCAAAGGTAGCAACCGCAACAATTACTGTTTACAAAGGTAAATAAAATATTGTAAAGGAGAAAAGGCGGGCGATAGTAAACCTATTGTCCGCCGTAAAACAATGTTAGCACCAAGCCCAAATTCAAAAATACAATTATTTAATAATATAAACATTGATATTAATTATGAACACACACTTTATTTTGCAAGTGTATCCGCGCAAAACTCATTTTTTGCGCAATGGGTTATATACAGCGCGGATAAGGCAATATATGTTCGGGAAAACGGAAGAATCCGCTTGCCGTTTACAGCCGATACATTGATTGGCTGTAATTATTTGAGGTATCAAAATACGGGTTATTTAAACCGTTGGTTTTATGCGTTTATAAAGAACATATTTTATATAAATGATAACACATGCGAAATAGAATTTGAAATAGATGTTATCCAGTCCTTTAAGCTGTATTGTGAAATTCCCGCATGTTGGATTGAACGCAATCATGTTTATGAAGATTGGGTAGGCTCAAACCGTGTAGAGGAAAATATATCAATAGGCGAATACGTTGTTGACAGCGAAAGTAAAGCACCGTTCGGGAATAATTGGAGTGTTATAATGTATTCATCTTTCAATCCCGCAAATTATGAGGTTGCGGGCGGCGAATTGGTGAAGGGTATGTATAGTGCGGTCGAAAGAACGGAAATTGGCAAAATAAGTATTGCAAATGGATCGGGTGTATGGGTAGTTGATGCAAGAGACAAAATAAAAGATATTGTAACAAATCACGCTGACAAAGTGGAAGGTGTAATATCAATTATACTAACACCAAGTGAATTTGAAGGCGGATTACAAGATCTTGTATGGACGATAAAAAGAGAGCCGAAATTTTCAGCGGAAAACAAAAAACTTTACACAGCGCCGTTTTATTGTCTTTATGTTTCAACGGGTTCGGAAGGTAAACTGTATGATTTTGATGATAGTACCACAGGCGACGGACTGGGAAGTATCACATTTAACATTGAAAGCGATTTAGCACCAACACAAAGTGTTAGTGCAATTCCTGTAAGTTATAAAGGAAGTTCAAAAAATTTCAGTGAAATGTGTATTATGACAGGTTTTCCACAATGCGCATGGGTTAGCGATTCATTTAAAACATATCTTGCGCAAAATTCCGCTAATTTACTTTTATCAAGTGCTTTAGCAATTGGGCAAATTGCAGGCGGTATTGCAATTGCGGGCGGTTCGGGCGGAGCGGCATTGCCGATTGGCGGCGGTATGATAGTAAGCGGTGCGACGTCAGTTGGGCATATTTTAGCCGATGTCGATAAAGCAAGCCGAATACCTCCGAAAGTGAGCGGTAATATTACTGGTACTGCATTATATTCAATGGGAAGTAAAACATTTCGTGCTTATATATTGCGCCCCCGTGATGAATATATAAAAATTATCGATGATTATTTTACGCATTACGGTTATGCGATCCATAAGGTTGAAACACCTGCAATACATAATAGGGAAAATTTTACTTTTATACAAACTAAAGGTTGTGTTGTGCGGGCCAGTGCAAACAACGAGTATGAGGCTTGCAATGCCGCCGCAAGAGCGAAAATTGCGCAAATATTTGATAAGGGTATTACGTTTTGGGTGGACAATGCGAACGTTGGCAATTATAAAGTTCGTAATAAACCGTTGGAATAATGGAGGTTTAAAGTGATACGAAATAGTATGAGTATAACACAGCGTTTCCGAAAAGAGGCTGAACGCGAAAATATTGAATCATATAATTTTTGGTTCAACCGCATTACGGAAATTGCACTGGCGGGTATTAAATATGAGAATTTGCCGCCAGAAATTGACGCAAGATTTATTGAAATGATATTGTGTTTTGACGGAAAAGCACTGTTTTATTACGATGAGGATTTGGAAGAGTTCGTTGTTCTTCAATTTTACAGTAGTTCAACATTTGATATATACCGCGAGCCGTTTAAACGTGTAGCATTTTCGCCCGCTGTAAATTATCGTAACAAAAACCTAAGCAATGAAAATTCTGTTATAATATGGAATAATTCTACACGTTCAAATGAAATTTTGGCCTTGCGCTCATACGCAAAACGCATTTCAGAATGTGAACGAATTATCGATGTTAATGTAAAAGGCCAAAAAACACCGAAAATTATATTGACTGAAGATAGTCAGCGGCTTACAATGGAGAATCTTTTCCGACAGTATGACGGCAATATCCCCTTTATATTTGGTACAAAAGGGTTAAGTACTTTATCGGAAATAAATGTTCTTGATGTTACAACCCCTTATATCGCCGATAAATTGCAGATACTAAAACGCCAAATAATCAGTGAGGCTTTAACGTATTTCGGAATAGATAACGCCAATACCGATAAAAAAGAACGATTAGTTTCTGATGAAGTTACAGCGAATTTCGGCGGCGTTGAGATCGCCCGCTTAACGCGATTGAAGGCACGCGAAGAGGCAGTAGCTAAAATTAATAAAATGTTTAACTTAAACATTAAAGTTAAGTTTGCCGAAATAGACCGAAAGAATGAGGAGGTTATAAAAAATGAGTAATTATACGTCACAATTACGATATATTTGCGAAGTACAAAGCGGATTCACACCCGCCGAATTAAACGAAAAAACAATAGATGAAATTATTACAGCGGCGCAACCGAAAATATTTAATTTTAGGTTTCCGATATATGATGAATCTTACCGCAATGTTTTAGAACATGAAATACTCTTTCATTTTTACATGCGTGAAATCGGTGCTGAAACATACGGGCTGTTTAATTATTATCTTGCGCGAAAACTCCGTGAAATTATGCCTTACTATAATCAACTTTATAAAAGTGCAATGTTGGAATTTAATCCACTGAACGATGTTGATTATACGGAAGAGCACCACGGTTCACAAGGCGGTGAAAAAAATACTGTAAACACAGGTAATTCATCGTCAACCATGAATGCGGAAAGTAGTCAAAATACAGTAGTCGACAATAATATAAACCGAAATAACACTGAAAATCAAAATATCACTGACAATGGAAAAGCAACGAACACAGCAACAGCAACGGCGTCAACAACTGAAAATACAAACCGAAACACAAACGCGGAATCAAATATCAGCGGCATTGACACGGACGCATACAGCGACACGCCGCAAACAAGTGTGAGCGGCGTTAACGGCATAAACGATAATTATTATTTAACAAATTATCGTAAAAAGTCAAATAATACCGCAAATAATAGCGAAACAAGGGAAAACGGAACAAATACCGCTGAAACAAGCAGTAATAATACAAGCAACGGAACAAATGAAAATAAGCGCAATTCCAGTACAACGCAAGATTTAAACGAAGAAAATCACGGCGAAACGTACGGAAACGCAACAAGCCGAACGGAAAACACGGGCCGAACAACCGATAACGGAACAGAAAACTTCAATAATAGTGATGAATATATAAATCATGTTATTGGAAAACGAAATTCCGCAACATTCAGCGCAATGTTACTTGAATTTAGGGAAACACTTGTAAATATTAATAAAATGATATTTGATGAGCTTGAAGAGTGTTTTATGAATATATATTAATCGGAGGGTTATATAATGATTACTATAAAAGATAAAGAATTAGAAAAAGTTAATATTCCGCTTAATTCGGTTTATACTCCAGTCATTCCGTGCGTGCTTGACGGTAATTTATCGTTTTTGGAGATGGTATGGAAACTATTGTATCAAATAAATGTTATCGTTGATGCTGTAAACGCAAACCACGGCGACATTAAGGATCTTGCACAGGCTATAAATGATCTTAATATCGATAAATTATCGGTTATGTGGGTTGAGGTTGATATTACAGCAAAACCGCCAAAAGCGAATAAAACTTTCGCTGAAATTGCGGAGGGAATGCGAAAGGGAATTGTATTTCTTACTGTAAAACAGCTTGGTGTAATAATTGCCGTTCCTGTATTTGCATGTGATAACGTTATATCCTTTTACTTTGTTAATAATAAATATTCAACTACAATTCAAATTAAATCGGATGAGAGTATTAATATTGAGGAATATAATTTTGCCGCTGAAAACCGTTCGGTTCAGTTTTCCGAAGATGTTACTTTCAATAATATTGCTGATTTTAATAAGTTTACACAATTTCACGAAACAACGAGATTTTATAAATTAATTACCGCTGACAGCGGAATTACCGTACCAACAGCAACAGCGGTAAGCGCGCGCACATTTGCGGCAAATTTAGAATATGTCGGAAATGCTTGTTCAGAAACGTTGACGGCGGCGAAAGAATATGCTGATACACAAGATGCGGCAGTGCAGAAATCAGCTACAATATACACTAATACTAAATGCGGCGAAACACTTGCGGCGGCGAAAACATATGCGGATACACAGGATCAAACGATACTAACCAGCGCAAAAACATATGCCGATACAAAATGCGGCGAAACGTTGACAGCGGCAAATGCTTATACTGATACTGTATGCAGTAAAACACTTGCGGCGGCGAAAACATATGCAGATACACAGGATCAAACGATACTGACCAGCGCAAAAACATATACCGATACAAAATGCGGCGAAACGTTGACAGCGGCAAATGCTTATACTGATACTGTATGCAGTAAAACACTTGCGGCGGCGAAAACATATGCAGATACACAGGATCAAACGATACTGACCAGCGCAAAAACATATGCCGATACAAAATGCGGCGAAACGTTGACAGCGGCAAATGCTTATACTGATACTGTATGCAGTAAAACACTTGCGGCGGCGAAAACATATGCAGATACACAGGATCAAACGATACTAACCAGCGCAAAAACATATGCCGATACAAAATGCGGCGAAACGTTGACAGCGGCAAATGCTTATACTGATACTGTATGCAGTAAAACACTTGCGGCGGCGAAAACATATGCAGATACACAGGATCAAACGATACTGACCAGCGCAAAAACATATACCGATACAAAATTTGTATATGTAGGAATTGTAAAAAATGTTGACGGATCGCTTACCGCTGACAGCACATTTTCTATAATTTACCTTAATATAACAAGAGGTGCGGTTGTTGATGTTAAGATTAGTTCAGCAAATAACCGTAATTCAACGTATATAATGCGAAATACAATAATCACACCGACAAAGCTAACTTTTATCGGATATGATGAAACGGCAACAATTCATACTTGCACAATTGATAGTGATAATAATATCACATACGCATAATATATTTTACTAAATTGGCAAAATTGGTTGCAAGATAAAATGAAGTGTGCTATAATAACATTGTGCAAAGGAAAAGTCTTTCAGCCAACATATTATTTTTTCTTGCCTCCTTAGTTTTAAGAGCGCAACAGCCGCGGAAGTTTAGCAGTTCCGCGGCTGTTGCGTTTTATTGTGGTTTACTTATTTTAATCAATGTCTTTCATCCGTGATTTATAAACTTTCATTTTTAGTTATCCTCCTTTTCGTATCCGACAAAATATATATCGCGTTCACGGTAGAACGTAAGTTTCACATTATCCATTGTGAAACTTGTTACATTCTTTCGCCACATTAAACGATAAACGGGTTTATACCAAAATTCAACCGTTTCATTCAGTTCAAAAAATTCGTCAAGAGTTCGTTCTACAGTTTCATACAGTGAAATCATGGTAATTTTCATTTTACTATCCTCCCATATACTCTATCAAAGTTTGTATAAATTGCTTTTTTCATTTCGTCGCATTCCAAATCACTGAATTTTATAAAGTTAGCCTGCCAATTTGCCATTTCGTTGCGCCAAATTTCAATTGGGGGGTCAAACAAATGTGAATTTTCGTTACGCCAAATTTCGATCGGCGCGTGCGAACTATCCTCCCATTTTTTTAATTTGGTAAGTTTATACTTATCACCGCTGTAAATTGCAAGTGGCGCATAAACCCGAAAAACATGTTGTTTGTTTTTATCGTTGAGTTTTACGGCAGATTTATACAAAACACCGTTGTTAATTCCTGTTTTAGGTAGGATCTGCAAAACAACATATTCTGCCGTTTCATAATCCTTTTCGGGAATACATTCACAGTAATGCTCTTCCGAATTGTCATTCCGCCACACAAATAGGAATTTTGACGGCCTGGAAGGTTTTCCGATTAAATTAAGTGTGGTATTCATTATCATTTTATTACTCCTCCCGCAAAAAGTAGTGCTACAACGGCTACCGCCGCGGATACAATTGTACAAAACAACATTTTCATGTTATTGTCTTCCGACGTTATTGCGGTGTATAGGCACATGCCGCACATAACAAAGGCTGATAAAGCGATAAAAATATACAAAATGAATTTCATTTGTTTTACCTCCCTTCCCCGTATAGCCTGTTAGGACAGCTTGTTTTTTTTTTATTTTTGAAAAACATTCGGATAAAAAACATATTTGTCTACACAATGCCATTCTTGATATTTTAATGAGGCGAAATGACGGTAAAAACCATTTTTAAAAACTTCAAAAAATGGGTTTTTTGCTGACCCTTCCATTGCTCCTTCACTTTGTCTAAAAATATAGTCGGCACGGTTGAGGAGAGCCCATAACGTTTCCGCAGGCGTTTCATCGTCATACACGTCAATTGTAATAGACGTGCGCTTCCAAGTGCGGTGAGACACACTAATTGTGCCAAAGCCGTTGGCGTTTGACGTTGCATTAGCGAATATATTGTTTGCGATCAACTCAAGATCATCGTCCGCGCTCACCGTGTACACTTTACCAGTGTTCGTTGTAATTTTTATCATTGCATTTACCTTTCGCACGTTTTACGGCCGCCGCCCGATTCGGTTCGGATCCCCTTACCGTGACTATAGTATAGCACATATGTATCGGGATT